ATGGTGCATTACGAAGTAGTTCAGTATTTGATGGATTGTTGCGGTATCACTTACAGCCCGGCTGTGCAGGCTTTACGTAGCAACGACTGGGATCTCTGGCAAGCAGAAGCCTCTATCCGCAACAACAAGATGTGAGGTGCGAAAAATGCAAAAAATCGACCTCGGCAACAACGAATCCCTGGTGTGCGGCGTGTTCCCCAACCAGGATGGAACGTTCACTGCCATGACGTATACCAAAAGCAAAACATTTAAAACCGAAACTGGTGCGCGCCGATGGTTGGAGAAGCACACAGTAAGCTAACGATTAAAACGTCTACTCCTGCTGTTCCAGAATAACTTCATAAAATGGGAGTATTTTTCGGTGACGAGATAATAAGAACAGTTTGCGCTATCACTCTGATGTTGAATGATGCCCTTCCGTTCTAATTTTTTCATAACCGGGTTACGGCAAGGAGAAGTGATAATAAGATTTCCTGTTTTAAGGAAATCTTTAAATACAGCGATTTCTTTCTCAGATAAACGAAGCAATACTCGTTGCTCTGGTAGTAATGAATAATGCTTTTGAATATGCGCTCGCAATCTTGAGAAGGAAATGGCGACCACGAAAGAAAAGGCAAAAACGATAATCTGAAAGAGCCAAGGTATTTCAGTATAAGCATTGAATGCGACAGTAAACTCTTTCGGTATCAGCCAGAGAGTGAGACCAAAAATGATAATCGTATACATAAGTCTTTCGAGTGGCTCGTTAGCAAAAAGTTTCAACAATGGAGTAAATACATCCAACATATCAATAACTCTCAACTGTAAGGGTATTGAAATGTTAACACAAGCTCTCGCTGTAGGGGTATAGCCGAGACCACCGAAGCCCGGAGGTGGTGAAATAAAACCGGGCACAACACGAAGGCGCATTTCCGATATCCATAAAGAGTCGGTCTTGTCTGTTAAATTTAAATGGTGGGAGTGCGCCTCCGGTTGTAAATAACGACATTGCTGTGTGTAGTCCTGGCGGCATCAGTTTTTTTCTTGAAGTTCGGCTGATGTCCGCCCTTTTTAAAGTGAATTTTGTGATGCGGTGAATGCGGCTAAGCGCACGTGGCACAGTTAAAAGTCATGTTAGTCCTTATTGGTTTGGGTGGGAAAGCCGACTGTAATTGTTAACTGGTTGCAGTCACCTGGAGGCACCAGGCACCGCATCAACAAAGTTCATTTGTAAAAATGGAGATAATTATGATTGCACATCACTTCGGAACTGATGAAATACCACGTCAGTGTGTGACTCCTGGCGATTATGTTCTTCATGAAGGCCGGACATATATTGCCTCGGCAAACAATATTAAAAAGCGAAAACTATATATTCGTAACCTGACCACAAAAACATGCATTACTGACCGCATGATTAAAGTCTTCCTCGGTCGTGATGGTTTACCTGTAAAGGCGGAGTCATGGTGATGACTAAGAAAATAAAATGTGCTTACCACCTTTGCAAAAAAGACGTTGAAGAAAGCAAAGCTATTGAAAGAATGCTTCACTTCATGCACGGGATTTTATCAAAAGACGAACCGAGAAAATATTGCAGTGAAGCTTGTGCCGAAAAAGACCAGATGGCACATGAACTTTAATTAATTGACTATTCGAAACTGAATTTATGCCAGAAATGGCAGGTATTCGCTCAACCTTAATTAAGGAGAAAAACATGATTACCAATTATGAAGCCACTGTTGTAACTACCGATGACATTGTTCACGAGGTGAATCTGGAAGGAAAGCGCATTGGCTACGTAATTAAAACAGAAAATAAAGAAACCCCATTCACTGTGGTTGATATCGATGGTCCATCAGGCAACGTAAAAACACTTGATGAAGGTGTCAAAAAAATGTGCCTGGTGCATATCGGAAAGAATCTGCCCGCAGAAAAAAAAGCCGAATTTCTGGCAACTCTAATTGCAATGAAATTAAAAGGTGAAATCTGAAAGAAATAGCCTGCGTATGGCGCAGGCTATGAACAGTGTGTATCCGGCAAGATCATTCACTGAACAAAACGAATTTTAATCTGAGTTGAGGTTAAAAAACAATGAGCACAAAACCACTCTTCCTGTTACGGAAAGCGAAAAAATCATCCGGTGAACCTGACGTCGTCCTGTGGGCAAGCAACGATTTTGAATCGACCTGTGCCACTCTGGACTACCTGATCGTTAAGTCAGGTAAAAAACTGAGCAGCTATTTTAAAGCTGTTGCCACGAATTTTCCTGTCGTTAATGACCTGCCCGCTGAAGGTGAGATCGATTTTACCTGGAGTGAACGCTATCAACTCAGCAAAGACTCCATGACATGGGAACTAAAATCGTAGAAGACATAGAGCCAGGTATTTATTACGGAATTTCGAATGAGAATTACCACGCGGGTCCCGGTATCAGTAAGTCTCAGCTCGATGACATTGCTGATACTCCGGCACTATATTTGTGGCGTAAAAATGCCCCCGTGGACACCACAAAGACAAAAACGCTCGATTTAGGAACTGCTTTCCACTGCCGGGTACTTGAACCGGAAGAATTCAGTAACCGCTTTATCGTAGCACCTGAATTTAACCGCCGTACAAACGCCGGAAAAGAAGAAGAGAAAGCGTTTCTGATGGAATGCGCAAGCACAGGAAAAACGGTTATCACTGCGGAAGAAGGCCGGAAAATTGAACTCATGTATCAAAGCGTTATGGCTTTGCCGCTGGGGCAATGGCTTGTTGAAAGCGCCGGACACGCTGAATCATCAATTTACTGGGAAGATCCTGAAACAGGAATTTTGTGTCGGTGCCGTCCGGACAAAATTATCCCTGAATTTCACTGGATCATGGACGTGAAAACTACGGCGGATATTCAACGATTCAAAACCGCTTATTACGACTACCGCTATCACGTTCAGGATGCATTCTACAGTGACGGTTATGAAGCACAGTTTGGAGTGCAGCCAACTTTCGTTTTTCTGGTTGCCAGCACAACTATTGAATGCGGACGTTATCCGGTTGAAATTTTCATGATGGGCGAAGAAGCAAAACTGGCAGGTCAACAGGAATATCACCGCAATCTGCGAACCCTGTCTGACTGCCTGAATACCGATGAATGGCCAGCTATTAAGACATTATCACTACCCCGCTGGGCTAAGGAATATGCAAATGACTAAGCAACCACCAATCGCAAAAGCCGATCTGCAAAAAACTCAGGGAAACCGTGCACCAGCAGCAGTTAAAAATAGCGACGTGATTAGTTTTATTAACCAGCCATCAATGAAAGAGCAACTGGCAGCAGCTCTTCCACGCCATATGACGGCTGAACGTATGATCCGTATCGCCACCACAGAAATTCGTAAAGTTCCGGCGTTAGGAAACTGTGACACTATGAGTTTTGTCAGTGCGATCGTACAGTGTTCACAGCTCGGACTTGAGCCAGGTAGCGCCCTCGGTCATGCATATTTACTGCCTTTTGGTAATAAAAACGAAAAGAGCGGTAAAAAGAACGTTCAGCTAATCATTGGCTATCGCGGCATGATTGATCTGGCTCGCCGTTCTGGTCAAATCGCCAGCCTGTCAGCCCGTGTTGTCCGTGAAGGTGACGAGTTTAGCTTCGAATTTGGCCTTGATGAAAAGTTAATACACCGCCCGGGAGAAAACGAAGATGCCCCGGTTACCCACGTCTATGCTGTCGCAAGACTGAAAGACGGAGGTACTCAGTTTGAAGTTATGACGCGCAAACAGATTGAGCTGGTGCGCAGCCTGAGTAAAGCTGGTAATAACGGGCCGTGGGTAACTCACTGGGAAGAAATGGCAAAGAAAACGGCTATTCGTCGCCTGTTCAAATATCTGCCCGTATCAATTGAGATCCAGCGTGCAGTATCAATGGATGAAAAGGAACCACTGACAATCGATCCTGCAGATTCCTCTGTATTAACCGGGGAATACAGTGTAATCGATAATTCAGAGGAATAATTCAGCCTGGCGGTGTAATGCACCGCCAACTTGAAATATTTTTTATGAGAAAAATTATGAGATATGACAATGTTAAACCATGTCCATTTTGTGGTTGTCCATCAGTAACGGTGAAAGCCATTTCAGGATATTACCGAGCGAAGTGTAACGGATGCGAATCCCGAACCGGTTATGGTGGAAGTGAAAAAGAAGCACTCGAAAGATGGAATAAACGAACCACTGGAAATAATAATGGAGGTGTTCATGTATAAAATTACCGCCACTATTGAAAAGGAAGGTGGCACTCCTACTAACTGGACAAGATATTCAAAATCTAAACTAACGAAATCAGAATGCGAAAAAATGCTCTCAGGTAAAAAAGAAGCAGGCGTTTCCAGAGAGCAGAAAGTAAAACTGATAAATTTTAATTGCGAGAAACTTCAGTCCTCGAGAATTGCATTGTATTCAAATTAAAACTTCATAGCTGATTATTAATAATCAACATCGGGCGTCAATTTCAGTCTAACATTGGCGCCTGCCAGAGGTGATGCGATGGCACAAGTAATCTTTAATGAAGAGTGGATGGTTGAATACGGCCTGATGCTTCGCACTGGTCTGGGGGCCAGACAAATTGAAGCATACCGCCAGAACTGTTGGGTGGAGGGCTTCCACTTCAAACGAGTATCTCCTTTAGGTAAGCCAGACAGCAAACGAGGGATTATCTGGTACAACTATCCAAAGATAAATCAGTTTATCAAAGACTCATGATATGTCTAAATTACCAACAGGTGTCGAGATTAGAGGTAGATACATTCGCATCTGGTTCATGTTTCGAGGAAAACGATGTCGGGAAACATTAAAAGGCTGGGAGATTACAAACAGTAATATTAAAAAGGCCGGAAATTTAAGATCGCTGATAGTTCATGAAATAAACTCCGGTGAATTTGAGTATTTAAGACGTTTTCCCCAGTCCAGCACTGGGGCAAAAATGGTGACAACGAGAGTCATAAAAACGTTCGGAGAGCTTTGTGATATCTGGACAAAAATTAAAGAGACAGAGTTAACAACAAACACAATGAAGAAAACGAAATCACAATTAAAAACACTCAGAATAATAATTTGTGAAAGTACCCCGATATCACATATTCGTTATAGCGATATCTTAAACTACCGGAATGAACTGCTGCATGGAGAAACGCTTTACCTGGATAATCCAAGATCCAACAAAAAAGGAAGAACCGTGCGCACAGTTGATAACTATATCGCCCTGCTCTGTTCGCTGTTGCGTTTTGCGTATCAGTCGGGATTTATATCAACTAAACCATTTGAAGGAGTAAAAAAATTACAGCGAAACAGAATAAAGCCTGATCCGTTATCTAAAACAGAATTCAATGCATTAATGGAAAGTGAAAAAGGACAGAGCCAGAACTTGTGGAAATTTGCCGTTTACTCAGGACTTCGTCACGGGGAACTGGCAGCTCTGGCGTGGGAGGATGTGGATCTCGAAAAGGGAATAGTGAATGTCAGAAGAAACCTGACGATACTTGATATGTTCGGTCCCCCAAAAACAAATGCCGGGATCCGAACAGTAACACTACTGCAGCCTGCTCTTGAAGCACTGAAGGAGCAATACAAACTGACCGGGCATCATCGCAAAAGCGAAATCACCTTTTATCATCGGGAGTACGGCAGAACCGAAAAGCAAAAACTGCATTTTGTTTTCATGCCCAGGGTGTGTAACGGAAAACAAAAACCTTATTACTCGGTAAGCAGTTTGGGGGCAAGGTGGAATGCAGCAGTAAAACGTGCTGGTATTCGCCGCCGTAATCCGTACCATACGCGGCATACTTTTGCCTGCTGGCTGTTGACGGCAGGAGCGAACCCGGCATTTATAGCCAGCCAAATGGGGCATGAAACTGCGCAGATGGTGTATGAAATTTACGGTATGTGGATTGATGACATGAACGACGAACAGATAGCCATGTTGAATGCGCGGTTATCGTAG